TAGAGTTCCAGTTTGACAAATCTATATCTGCTATGCTAAACTAATATAACAACACGAAGGAGAAAAATATGAGTATTGTAAAGGGATTAAAGAACATCGAAACCCTACTCGAAAAGCCAAAGTATGATGAGAATGCACCAAAGGTTAAGTGGCTAAAACTTGCCGATGGACAATCAGTAAAGATCCGATTCATTGAAGAGTTGGACGAAGATTCTGCAAACTATAATGCAGAGCGTGGACTTGCACTAGTTGTTAAGGAACACACAAATCCAAAGGACTACAAGCGTAAGGCTGTAGATACAATGGAAACAGAAGGTCGTGACTGGGCAGAAGAGATGCATCGCAAAGATCCAAAGGCTGGCTGGAGAGCACGTCTTCGTTTCTACTGCAACGTTCTTGTAGACGACGGCATTGAAGCACCATATGTTGCAATCTGGAACATGGGTATTAGCAAGCAGTCATCATTTAATACAATTCGTGAGTATGCTCTTGAAACAGGAAGCATCTCTAACGTACTATGGAAGTTAAAGCGTAATGGTCAGGGAACTGAAACTAATTACACACTAATTCCATCAGCACCAGATAAGGAACCATTTGCTTGGGGAGATATCAAGCCATATCCACTAGAGTCTGCATTACGCAAGATTCCATACGCAGAACAAGAAGCGTTCTATTTGGGGTTTGACACTCCATCTGTAACTTCATCTACCAACACAGATTGGTAATATGAACTACGTAGGCTTACACGTACATACCCATTACTCACTATTTGACGGCGTAGCAACTCCAAAAGAGTATGTTGACCGTGCTAGTGCTTTAGGTATGCCAGCAATCGCAATCACAGACCATGGTACGTTATCTGGTCATCGTGAGATGTATCGCATGGCTAAAGAAAAGGGTATTAGGCCGATTCTAGGTCTAGAAGGATACATGTGTGCAGACATATCTGATAAACGAGATAAGTCTGAAAGAGAAGGTCAACAAGATCTTGTCTATAACCACATTATCCTTCTAGCCAAGAATAAATTAGGTTTAGAAAACCTTAACAAGATTAGTGAACTATCATGGACAGATGGTTTTTTTAAGAAGCCAAGGTTTGATTTTGATATTCTACAAAAATATCGTGAAGGTATTATTGTAACCTCTGCTTGTCCAAGTAGTGTTATTGTTAAGGCTTTAGAAGAAGAAGAGTTTGCTCTTGCTAAAAAGTATATTCAATGGTTTAAAGATACTTTTGGTAGCGACTACTATATTGAAGTAATGCCACATAATGAAGCCCAGATAAATAAGTACCTAATAGAACTTGCAGATGAGTTTAATATTAAGGTTGTTGTTACACCAGACTGTCACCATGTTGACCAATCACAAAGAGAAGTACAAGAGTTTAAGTTGTTGCTTAACACACATGGCAAAGTAAATAAAGAAGCAACATATGAAAAGTCAAAAAAGCAACCAGACATGATGAAGCGACTTGACTATCTATATGGAGAAGATCGCCAGATAACATTTAACAAGTTTGACATTCACCTTTTGTCTTATGAAGAGATGAAGGCAGCGATGGAATTGCAGGGTATTGATAGACCTGACATCTATGCTAATACACTACTACTAGCAGATACAGTAGAAGACTATGAGATACAAGATGGACTAAACCTGCTACCAGTTCAATACAAAAGCCCAGATAAAGAACTTGCTAAAATATCTTTAGAAGGCTTACAACTAAGAGGTTTGTCAGAAAACAAAGAATACCTAGATAGACTTGATGAAGAACTTAAGATTATTAAAGATAAGAAGTTTGCACCATACTTTCTTGTTGTTCAAAGCATGATTGCTTGGGCTAAGAAGGAAGGTATTATGGTTGGTCCAGGTCGAGGATCTGCTGCTGGTTCTTTAGTCTGCTACTCACTTGGTATTACAGATATTGATCCAATTAAATATGGTCTGCTGTTCTTCCGATTTATTAATCCAGAACGTAATGACTTTCCTGATATTGATACAGATATTCAAGATAACAGACGTGATGAAGTTAAAGACTATCTTGTTAGACAATATAGACACGTTGCATCTATTGCAACATTCCTTGAATTTAAAGACAAGGGTGTTGTACGAGATGTAGCAAGAGTACTAGACATTCCTTTAACAGATGTAAACAAGGTTTTAAAGTTAGTAGATACTTGGGATGAATACTGTTCATCAAAGACTACTGTTTGGTTTAGAGAAAAGTATCCAGAGGTGGAGGTTTATGGTGAACAATTACGTGGTCGTATTCGTGGTACTGGTATACACGCTGCTGGTGTGGTCACTAGCAAAGATCCGATTTTTAGGTTTGCTCCAATGGAAACGAGATCTAGTCCTGGGTCTGATGAACGTATACCTGTGGTTGGTGTCGACATGGAAGAGGCTGAACGCATCGGGCTTATAAAAATTGATGCACTTGGTCTTAAAACATTAAGTGTTATTCAAGATGCAGTTGCTATGATTAAAGAAAATCATTATAAAGATATTGACTTAGATTCTCTTGATCTTGCAGATGCAAAGGTTTATGAAATGCTTTCTGATGGATATACAAAAGGTGTCTTCCAGTGTGAAGCAACACCATACACAAACCTTCTTGTTAAGATGGGTGTAAAGAATTTTAATGAACTTGCTGCATCAAATGCACTTGTTCGTCCTGGTGCTATGAATACTATTGGTAAAGATTATATTGCTCGCAAACATGGCAAGCAAAATGTATCTTATATTCACCAGATTATGAAAGAGTTTACGGAGGATACTTATGGCTGTGTTCTTTACCAAGAGCAAGTTATGCAAGCATGTGTACACCTTGGACAAATGTCCATGTCGGAATCAGATAAAGTTAGAAAAATCATTGGCAAGAAGAAGGATGCTAAAGAGTTTGATGTATACAAAGAACAATTTGTCAAAGGTGCTTCTGCCTATATTACTCCCAATAAGGCTCTTGATCTATGGCACGACTTTGAAGCACATGCAGGCTACTCGTTCAACAAGTCTCATGCGGTTGCTTATTCTACGCTCTCGTATTGGACGGCGTGGCTAAAATATCATTACCCTCTTGAGTTTATGTTTGCATTACTTAAGAACGAAAAAGATAAAGACGGCAGAACAGAATATCTAATTGAGGCAAAGCGTATGGGAATTCCAGTTAAACTTCCTCATATTAACGACTCTGACTTTGATTTTAAAATTGAGGGTAAGGGGATTAGGTTTGGCCTGACTGGTATTAAGTTTATATCAACTAACATTGCAGAAAAGTATATTGCTGCTAGACCATTTAAAACATACAAAGAACTTGAAGAGTTTACATTTACAAAAGGCAATGGAGTAAACAGTCGTGCACTCAATGCTCTGCGTGTAATTGGTGCTGCAACATTTGCAGATCAGCCAAGAAATGATGCTGAAATTAAAGAAAATCTTTACGAGTTCTTAAACCTTCCAGAGTTTAATATTACTATACCTTCACACTATTATGCATTTATCCAAGACGTTGATTCTTTTGAAGAAAAAGGTTCATTTATTTTAATGGGTATGGTTAAAGCAATCAAGCGTGGCACTGGTTGGTCAAGAGTAGAGTTGTTAGATAAAACTGGATCAGTTGGAATCTTTGATGAAGAGCAAACAACTATTGAAACAGGAAAGACATACCTTATTCTTGCTACAGATAACAGAATTGTATCTGCTATTCCAGTTGATGAAATTAAGGGATCTCCAAATGCCCTAGTAAAGTTTTTAAGTTATAAACAACTGCCTTATTCTGAAGAAGAATTGTTTGTTGTTTCTTTTAAACCAAGAATGACAAAGGCTGGAAAGAAAATGGCTTCACTAACATTAGCAGATACAAGTAGAGAACTTCACTCTGTAACTGTATTTCCTACTGCATTTCCTAGAGCGTATATGCACATTGAAGAGGGAAAGGCCTATAAGTTTAGTTTTGGAAAAACAAAAGACGGAACAGTAACATTGGAGGATGTATATGTCAGTTAGTATAGAAGAAGCATTAGCACTACTTGATCCTAAGTTAAGAAAAAAACTTGGTAGTGGAGTTGGCATTAATTATGAGTATCAAGCAACACCTAGTTTTGGTTTAAACCGTGCTCTAGGGGGAGGTCTTCCTTATGGCAGACAAGTTCTTATCTGGGGCTCTAAATCCTCTGCAAAGTCCTCTATGTGCCTTCAGATGATTGCTATAGCCCAAGCAAAAGGAAAACTTTGTGCATGGATTGATTCTGAAATGTCATATTCTGAAGACTGGGCTAGACAACTTGGTGTAGACCCAACAAAACTTATTTATTCACAAGCAAGAACTATTAGTGATATGGTTGATGTAGGTGTTGGATTAATGAATGCTGGTGTTGACTTAATTGTTATAGACTCAATTACATCAATGCTTCCAGCAATATATTTTGAAAAAGATACAGATGATATGAAAGCATTAGAAAATACTAAACAGATTGGAGCAGAGTCTCGTGACTTTAGCAACGCATGGAAAATGCTTAACTATGCAAACAATAAAGTTAAGCCTACTCTTCTTGTACTTATTTCTCAGTCCCGTAATAATATTAATGCTATGTATACTAGTCAGCAGCCGTCAGGTGGTCAGGCTACTAAGTTTTATTCGTCTTGCGTTATTAAATTATTTTCGTCAGAGTCAGATAATCAAGCACTTAAGGGAAAGATTAAAGTAGGAGATAAATTAATTGAAGAAAAAATTGGTAGGAAGATTCGGTGGGAACTACAGTTCTCCAAAACCTCTCCAGGGTTCCAGTCTGGTGAGTATGATTTTTATTTTAGAGGTGACAATATTGGTATTGATGCCATTGGCGATCTTGTTGACACAGCAGAATCAGTAGGAATGGTTAATCGTACTGGAGCATGGTATCAACTTGATGATGGTACAAAAGTTCAAGGACGAGATGGTTTTATTAATCGTGTAAGAGAAGATTTAGATTTACAGAAAAGCCTAAGAGATAAACTGGCAAATGGCTGATAGCAACTTTAGTATATTTCATGGAAAGTTTCCATGTAAGAAGTGCCACGAAGAAGTTTCATCTTTAAGACTTTGGAGTGAAACTGGAGACGCTACATGGATGTGTTCTGCAAAGCATGTATCAAAAGTTGCACTAATACCATCAAAGAAGAAAAAGAAAGACTTTGTTAATGAGTGAAAGATCTGAGTCAAAACGTATTGGTGCTAAGCAACACAAAAACTCTGGTAGAAACAACACTAAGGGGGATGCATCTTGGAATAATTTTGTAATAGATTTTAAAGAATGCTCTAAGTCTTTTACGCTAAACCAAGATGTTTGGGCTAAGGCTACAACTGATGCATTAAAGAAAAGCATGGATCCTGCTTTGGTTATTGTGCTTGGCGAGGGTACACAAAAGGTACGCCTTGCTATAATAGAATTAGATATGTTAGAACAGTTAATAGAGGAGAATAAAAATGTCAAATGAGGGTTCACAAAAAACAACGCTAGAGCAGGTAAATGGTTTGGCTGAAATCGCAGAGTATATGAATGATGAAGAACTTACGGTTGCTCTTACAATGATTGCTAAGATAATCATTAAACCAGATATTCCAATTCAGGTTGCAAGTCTTGAGATTGTTAGACTACAGGCTATTGCAGCCAAGATGTCTTTAAAGGCTACATGGATGGCCAATGTTGATAAAAGTGACAGGGCAAAGAAGAATATTTACTATACCGCAGCAGAATCAATCAATGATTTGGTATCAGCATTAAAATACATTATGCGCTAACCTGCTATACTTATATAAACAAAGGGATATAATGACAAAAAATTTACTACATACAATAATGATTAAAGAAGTTGAAACACCAGAACAAATAAATGCAAAAGAGTTAGTTAAGGTTATTGAGCAGGGATATCTTGTAGGCAGAGATCCTGAGCATAAACAAAAAAAGACTTTTGGTCCATCTACAATTGCATATGGTCATGGTGAATGTCCAAGATATTGGTATCTTGCTTTTGAGGGTGCTGTTTTTGAAGATAATTCAGATGCCTATGCAGTAGCAAACATGACTAATGGTACTCTTTCTCACGGTAGAATTGAGGCAGCGTTTAAAAACTCTGGCATTTCAATTAACTCTGAGTTTAAGTTGTTTCATGATGATCCACCAATTTTTGGTTATGTGGATAACTTTATTAATTGGAAGGGCGATGAAATTGTTGTTGAAGTTAAGACAGCAAACAATGAGGTATTTGAATACCGCAAGCGCACAAACAAACCAAAAATGGGCCACGTAGTTCAGTTGCTTATTTACATGAAGGTTCTTAAAAAATCTAAGGGTATTTTAGTTTATGAAAATAAAAACAACCATGAACTACTTGTAATACCAGTAGAAGTAAACGATCACTACAGAGCCTGGATTGACATGGCATTTCAATGGATGCGTGATGTTCGTAAGGCATGGGAAGACAAAACACTTCCAACAAAAAACTATAGATCTAATTCAAAAATCTGCAAGAACTGTCCTATTAAAAAGGCTTGCGGAGAAGCAGGGGTGGGCGTAGTAAAGATAGCATCCCTGGAGGAACTGAGTGAAGTTATGTAACGTATGTGATATATCTTTTAAACCAACAGTAAGTTATCAAATTTATTGTAGTAAGGTTTGTAGAGATATTGCAACTAGAGAAAAGATTGTAGAAAGATACAACGTCATAAAAAGACAAAAACGAAAAGGTAAAACACGTTTATGTTTGGGCGGTTGTGCACAAGAACTTTCTATATATAATGACTCTGGATTTTGCTCAAACTGTAATGTTAGTGAAAAAGCAGTTGCAAAAATGTTAAAAGAATTGAAAGGATATATTGAGTATGAGCAAGACTAAATGGGGAGCAGAGGCACAGCCAAAAACTATTTGTGCTATTGACGCTAGTACTAATAGTCTTGCCTTTGCTTTGTTTGATACCCAACAAAAAACGTTGGAAAGTATTGGTAAGATTTATTTTGAAGGAAGTAACATCTATGAAAAAGTTATGGATGCTGGCAAAAAAGTAAAAGCCTTTTTTGATATTTATGGTGGCTTTGAAGCAATAGTTATTGAGCATACAGTGTTTATGAATAGCCCCAAGACTGCTGCTGACCTTGCATTAGTTCAAGGTGCAATTCTTGGATCAGCAGGACAATCTGGAACTAAAACAATTGGTAGAGTTTCTCCAATTACTTGGCAAATTTTTATGGGTAATGGGAAAATATCTAAAGAAGAACAGTTACTAATACGATCTCAAAATCCTGGAAAGTCTGATTCATACTACAAGGCTCACGAAAGAATGCTTCGTAAAGAAAGAACAATTAACTTTATTAATATTAATTATGATAGAACAATTACAGATAACGATGTTGCTGATGCCTGTGGTATAGGTCATTGGGCGATAAAAAACTGGGAGAAAGCAATAGGAGATAACAAATAATGCCAGAGTTAAATGCAAACATACCACCGATAAACTGTTATGTAAGAGGAAATTATTTAAGAAACCATCAAGATAGCCACGATAAATACTTTGAGTGCGTAGTCTTTGGTGTTTCAAGTTTAAAATCTAGAAGTCCACTATTTCATATTTTGATGCCAGATGGTGGACTTTGGTGGAGGCTTCCAATTTCTGCCTTTTGTACAGAGCCAGGAGTTCCTGAAGTTGATCTACATAACCTAGTTCTATGGAATTCCTTTAGTCATCATGTTGCTGTAACAAGATTTGAAAATTTAACAAACCTTAGAATGTCGTATATTGATAGAACAAAGACAATGCATAAAGGGACGTACTTATTTACACTAGACTGGCATAACCCAGATAGCAATGTCTTAGATGATGGATATTCTGAAAGTCCTGCAGACCACAAGTGTGGACATGTTATTCAAAGAGATGATGGAAATTTTGCAATTCAGCCTAATAATAGAGTCAGGGTATATGAGCCTTCGTTTACCCTGGAAAAAGAATATTTAATTGACAGAATAATTAATGAGAGAAAGTATGACGTAGAAAATCAAGACAAATGGATAATGGAAAACTCTGATAGATTTAACTATGATATTGACTTAAAAGAGGTTGACAAATAACATTATGCCTGCTAAACTGTATACATCAGAAGTCTATATGCGTAAGCGTTACCTTATGGATAAAAAGACTCCAGAAGAGATTGCAAAGGAGTGCGGAGCCAGTGTTGAGACTATTTACGTATACCTTGCTAAATTTGGATTAAGGAAATCTAAAAGATGAATAAAATAAAAAAAATTATTTTTATATTGTCATTGGCTGCAGCAGCAGGCATTACCTATACTATTGTTGCATTAAAAAATATTCCAGAATCATTTGACTGGAACTTAGAAGAGGATGAAGATGAAGATTATTAAACATTTTATAAATGTTACAAGAGCACTTACATTAAGTTTATTTTGTAAGCACATAGAGTCATCTGTGTATTCATGTCCGTTTACTGGAAGAACATACACAGACTGCTCAAAATGTTTTAAAAGGTTAAACGTTGAGGTAACTGTGTGAGCGACAATCTGCATATTACCGTTGACCAAGTAAATCATCCCGCACATTACACAACAGATCCTTCTGGAATTGAGTGCATTCAGATTACTAGACATCGTAATTTTAATATTGGGAATGCCTTTAAGTACTTGTGGAGAGCAGGGATTAAAGATGAAGCAAAAACTATTCAAGATTTAGAAAAAGCAATTTTTTATATCAAGGATGAAATAAATAGACTAGAGGGAAAGTATGTCAACTGAGACAGAACTCATTCAACATCTTGATGAAGTCAATCAAGTAGTTACAGAATATCTTAAGGGTAATGACCCTACAGTTATTTCTAAAGAACTAGATATTCCACGAACTCGTGTTGTGTCTTTAATTAATGAGTGGAAGGTTATGGCATCTGCAAATGATGCCATTCGTGCTCGAGCAAAAGAGGCTTTAGTCGGTGCTGACACACACTATACAAAGTTAATTACAAAAGCATATGAAGTAATTGATGAAGCAAGTCTTTCAACAAACCTTAGTGCTAAAACTGCTGGTATTAAATTAGTATTAGATATTGAGTCAAGAAGAATTGATATGCTTCAAAAAGCAGGTCTTCTTGAGAACAAAGAACTTGCAGAAGAAATGATTGAAATTGAAAGACGACAAGAAGTTCTTGTTGGAATTTTAAGAGACATTGCTTCAGAGCATCCAGAGGTACGTGACATTATAATGAAGAGGCTTTCTGTTATTGCAAAAGAAGGAGAAGTGATTACTGTTGTCCACGATGTTCAATGATTTTCTTGAAGTATTAAAAGAGAATCACTTTGTTGAAACCCCAGTTGACGTAAAGACATTTGTCCAGTCACCTGACTATCTTGGTCAACCACTTTTATCTGATATTCAATATGAAATTGTTGAAGCAATGAGTCAAATCTATCGTAAAGAAGACGTGATAGATATTATGGGAGATGTTGAAGGAACTAAACACTTTAATAAATACACCAAAAATGAATTAATTTTGCAACTTGGCAAGGGATCTGGAAAAGACTTTATCTCAACAGTAGCCTGTGCATATGTAGTATATAAACTATTATGCCTTAAAGACCCTGCACTTTATTACGGTAAGCCTGCAGGAGATGCTATTGATATTATTAACGTTGCTGTTAACGCACAACATTAACGTTGCTGTTAACGCACAACAGGCAAAGAACGTTTTCTTTAAAGGTTTTAAAACAAAGATTGAAAAGTCACCTTGGTTTGCTGGAAAATATAATGCAAAGGCTGACTCTATTGAGTTTGACAAAGCCATTACTGTTTATTCTGGACACTCAGAAAGAGAATCTCATGAGGGTTTAAACTTACTTATGGCAGTCCTTGATGAGATTTCTGGCTTTGTAAGTGAAGTAATATCTGGCAATGAGCAGGGAAAGACTGCCGATAATATCTATAAAGCATTCCGTGGTTCAGTAGACTCTCGTTTTCCAGACCTTGGAAAAGTTGTTTTACTTTCATTCCCACGTTATCAAGGTGACTTTATTTCTCAACGATATGAATCAGTAATTGCAGAAAAAGAAACCATTGAAAGAACACACACCTTTATTATGAATGAAGATTTACCTCATGAAGATCCAGGTAATCAATTTCAAATTTCGTGGGATGAAGACACCATTCTTCAATACAAAATTCCAAGGGTATACGCATTTAAAAGACCTACATGGGAAGTAAACCCAACCCGTAAGATAGAAGACTTTAAACTAGCGTTCTATACTGACCTTGGTGATGCCATGATGCGTTTTGCTTGTATGCCAACCTACTCATCGGATGCTTTTTTTAAGCAGATTGATAAGGTTGAAAAGTGTATGAACAGTAGAAATCCACTAGACTCATTTAGAAGGTTTGATGAAACTTTTGTACCAGATCCAGATAAAACATATTATATTCATGCTGACCTTGCACAAAAGCACGATAAGTGTGCGGTAGCAATTGCTCACGTAGATAAATGGGTAAATATCCAGGTAATTAAAGACTACGAACAAGTAGCACCAATTGTAGTAGTAGATGCAGTTGCATGGTGGGAACCAAGAGCAGAAGGTCCAGTTAATCTATCTGAAGTAAAACAATGGATTATAAATTTACGTAGACAAGGTTTTAATATTGGTATGGTTTCATTTGACCGTTGGCAGTCATTTGATATTCAAAATGAGTTGCAGGCTGTTGGAATTAGGACTGAGACAGTATCTGTTGCCAAGAAACACTATGAAGATCTGGCTATGATGATTTATGAAGAGCGTGTGTCTATTCCAAGAATACCTATCCTATTAGAAGAAATGTCAGAACTTAAAATTATGAAGGGTAATCGTGTTGATCACCCACGTAAAAAATCTAAGGACCTTGCAGATGCCGTAACTGGTGCGGTATTTGGAGCAATATCACACACACCAAAGAATAATAATACAGAAATAGAAGTCCATACCTGGTCTACTTCAGCACGACTTGCGGAGAAAGAGCAACGTATGGTAGAATTAGATAATCCGAAAATGCCTGACGATGTTAGAGATTTCTTGGACGGCTTTAATTTAATTTAATATTCTGGTCAAAGTATCAGATAAACTAACAAGGAGAAAGAATGAATTCATTTAAGAAGATTAGTCTAGTCATGGCTGCAGCCCTGGCTGGTACAGTTCTTGGTACGGCAACTGCACAAGCAGTTCCTACTATTGCAGTAACTGTAAACGCAGTTGCAGATACAGACGCAAACACACTTGCAGGTGCAGCAGTAGTCACTGTTCCATCTGATAACAAGGTAGATGCTGCAGACGCAGTAAAGTTTGCTTTAACAGGTGTTGATACAGGTACAGTTGTAAATGCAACATCATCAAACGCATTTATCGTGGCAGCACTTTGGGATGCAGCAGCACCAGTAACTTCTGCTTCAGGATCAACATCCTATTCAGTTAACACTGGAACAGGAACTACAGCAACATTTTATGTTTACACAAAGTCAACTGCTTCAGGTACTGTAACAATTACCAATGGCGGAAACACATATGTATACTACGTAAAGGGAACCGCTGGTCCTGCATACAACATCTCACCAGTAGTTGCTCTATCAGCAAATACTTCAAGCGTTGTTGAATACTCAACTACAGTTACAGATATTTTTGGAAACGTACCAGCAGCAACTACACCAGTAGTTACAGTTGTTGGTGCAACAGTTTCTACAGCATCTGCAGCATCTGACACAACAACAGGTATCTCAAAGGTATCTGTAACATATCCAACAACAGCAGGTAATGCTGCAATTGGTTTTGCTATTACAGCAACAGATGTTGATGGACTACCAGTAGCAGTTAAGTCTGTTACAAGGTTTGTTACAGTTTCTGATCTTGCTACAAGCAATGCATCACTTACTGCACAACTAGCAGCCTCAGTCGCTGCTCGTGCAGCAGATGCAACAGCAGCAGCAACAGCAGCAACTGCTGCTAAAGCAGCAGCAGATGCAGCACTTGCAACAGCGATTGCTGCTCGTGCATCAGATAAAATTGGTGCAGATCTTGCCCTTGCAACTGTAAAAGCAGCACTTGCTAAGTCAGAAGCAGATGCAGCAGCAGCAAAAACTGCATCAGCATTAGAACTAGCAGCAGCAAAGGCTTCTGCAGATCTTACAGCAGCAACATATAAGGCAGAGTATAACGCTCTTGCAAAGAAGTGGAACGCAAAGAATCCAAAGGCTAAGGTTACTCTAAAGAAGTAACTTAACCTAATAAGTTAGAGGGTTGGCTAAGTGCCAGCCCTCTTTCTTTTTATATAAAAATGGTATAATAAACTTATTAGTCATATCCACCACTAAGACTATATAAGGAGAAAAATATCAAAAACATACTAATCAGATCAGGATTAGTGGGGTTATTTTTAACATTATGGATGATCTTTTCTCCAGTAAATTTTTCACATGCCGAAGATGTTCCACCTCCAGCAGAGCAGGTTGTAGTTAGTCCAGCCCAAGTAGCGGTAAATACAGCCATTGCAACAGCCACTACTGAGGTTGCACAAGCAGTATCAGCATCAGAGACAGCAACAGCAACTATTGCAACTGCAGTACAGGCAGTAGCAACATCTAACACAGCCGTAGCAGCAGCAACTAGTGCAGTCACCGCAGCCACCACTGCCGTAGCAGAAGTATCAAATGTTTCCACAGTTGTAGCAACAGCAGCAACAGTAACTACTGATGTAACAACTGCGGTAACTGCGGTAACGACAGCAATTGCAGCAATACCTGTAACTGCAACAACACAGACTCCAGAAGTTGCTGTAGCGCAAACTGCTGTCACGGCAGCAACTCCAGTGGTTGAGGCAGCAACTGCAACGGTATTAGCAACAGCAACCCCATTAATGACACAAACCCCAACTACAGTTACTCAAGTAGCAACAGCAATTGCAACAGAAGTTGCACAATCTGCAACAGCCTCTACTACAATTCAAGCAGCCCAAATAGCAGTAACTGAAGCAACAGCAACGGTGGCAACTGCAACCACGGCAGTAGCAGCAATAGCGCCTGCACGGACAGAGGCACAGACACAATTAACTCAGGCAAATGTTGCTATCAATAATGCTCAAGATGCAGTAAATGCATTAGCAGCAACAATTGGAGCATCAACAAATGTATTAGCAAATACAGATGATGCTGGAGTTCGCATGAACCTTCCATTCAATTTACGTATGGGAAATACTGTTTATAACAATGTATATGTAGGTTCCAATGCAACTATTACTTTTGGTGTAAACGAAGGGCAAAATTATTATTCAACACCAACTGCCCCTTCTATTTCTATAGCAGGATATGACTGGACTACTTGGAGTAATGGATCTGGGGTTACATACTCAACAACCACCAATACTCTTTCTGTAGCCTGGGATGTTCGTCCATATCCACAAGTAACTGCCGATACTCAAATGACACAAATTAGATTTAATGCTGATGTAAACCCAGCAGATGGTGCCTGGGTAGCAGATGTCAGTGTTACTGGTCCTATTCCAAATGGTGCTCGTTTTAATACTCGTTCAACTACTAATGGAACAATTATTCCTATTACTGATACAAATTCTGGTCCTGGATTTAATGGAACTATAAGTCAAGGTTCACCATTTACACCTACACCAGATCCTTCAACAGCAGCAATACAGACAGCAATTGATACAGCAAATGCACAAATTGCTACATTAAACTCAGCAATTACAGCAGTTGTTGCAACAAATACAGCAAATACAAATACAATAATTGCTCCTATTGCAACAGTTTCACAAAATACTGTGACTGCATTAGCAACAGCAAACACAACATTAACTGCAAAAGTAGCAGATCTTGCAATTGTTTCTACAGCAGTAGAAAAAGTAACTACTGCACCTACAATAATTGCAGATGCACAAACAGTAATTAATGCAATACCAGCCCCAGCACCTGTTCCTGCTCCTCCTGCTTTGGTTGAGCCTCCAGCCCCTGAACCCCCTACACAACAGCCTCCTGTAGAACAGCCACCTGTGCCAGTTCAGCCTCCTGTAGAAGAGCCTCCTGTAGAACAACCACCTGCTGAAGAGCCTCCTGTGCCAGTTGAGCCTCCAACAGAACAACCCCCTGTAGAAGAACCACCTACAGAACAACCCCCTGTAGAAGAACCACCTACAGAACAACCCCCTGTAGAAGAACCACCTACAGAAGAGCCTCCAGTTGTTGAGCCTCCTGTAGAAGAGCCTCCAGTTGTTGAACCGCCAGCAGAAGAGCCACCCACAGAAGAACCTCCTGCTGAAGAGCCACCTGCTATTGAACCAGAGGCGGGATCACAAGAAGATGTCACCAATACAGTTGATGATGCATTATTAGATGGAAAAGTAGATAGCACAGAAGTAGAAGCAATTGCAGAGTCTATGGCAGCAGATGGAGAAATAGATGCAAAAGAAACTGATCAATTAATTGAAGCATTGGCAGCAGATGGAAAAGTTTCTACTGCAGATCAAGAGGCTGTACTTGAAGCACTTGCATCTGATGGAGAAGTTTCAAAAGAAGATGTTGCAGCAATCGTAGCCCTAGTATCTACTGATGGAAAAATGTCTACCGCAGAAAAAGAAATTGTTGCTGATGCGTTGATTCAATCAGTTGCTCCTGGAGAAAATCTTACAAAAGAACAAGTAGCAGATGCTGGAATTAAATTAGCAGACTTACCACCAGATACACCAGTAGAAGTTCGCACTAGTGAAAGTGGGCAAGAAGTAGTTATTACAGCAGAGGTTGGCGCACAAATTGAAATAGTTACTGACGTAGCAGCATTTGCAGAAGAATTATTTAGTGATCCCGTTGCAGCATTACAAGCACTTGGAAGCATCGGTGCAGATATGACTGTAGAGGAAAGAGAAGAAGCAACAAAAATGGTTGTGGCAACAGTAGTTGCAACTGGAGCAGCACTTAATGCTGTAACAGTAACAGCAGCAGCAACAAATGCAGCAGCCTCTGCAGCAAGAACCGCAGGCGGAACAACCCCAACACCTAGTGGAGGCTCAAGTGGCGGTGGACCTAGCGGGGGAGACCCAAGAATAAGGAGAAGGAAACCATGAAAATAATAAAGAAAGTAATGCAGGATATGATTGATCAGTTATGGACTTTACTTGGTATGTTTATAGCATATGTAGTCTTGGACGGATCAGCCAAGCAAATTGTTGGTGTAGCAATTATGGCAACAATGTTTGCATGGGCTATTACTTATCCAATTAGAAATAAAGACTGGAAAGATGACGAATGAAAGATAAAACAATGTATTTACTTTCTATGCTAGTAGGCATAGCAATACTTGCAGCAATCATAGGAGACTATGTTGTTGCAGGAATAGAAACACAAACTACAGGAGAGGCCGTAGAGGTCTCTTCAGATGTTATGACCCTTGTCCAAACAGCACTTGGTGGTGTCATAGGTATCCTTGGTGGATATTTTGGATCAAAGGGAAATAAGGATAAGGAGGACTAACCATGGCAACTAAAAAAATAGTAGAACCCCCAAAGCAGGAGCACCCACAGAAAGCAATAACAAATATTCTAATGAGAATTCTTGCGGTATTTGCAGCATCAGGACTATCAGTCTTAGGAGCAGGAGCAGTAGTAGGAATTGACACCATACAGGCAGTTATGCTTGCAGGACTCTTAGGAGTAGCAACAGTTATTGAAAGGCTGGCTAGGGCTTTTTTGGACGATGGAAAACTCTCATTGTCAGAAATAAATGATGCGTTTAAATCAGTAGACAAAAAGGCTAATTAGTCATAATATAGACCTTGCTTGACACCCCTCCTGGGGCAATGGTATACTTAAATATACCTAATCTGGGAGGGGTTTGTCGTGACTTGCATCGCTGTTGTTCGCCATGAAGATAAAGTTTATATGGCTGGGGATCGTGGAGCATCAGATGATGGAACCATCCTAGCACTTGAAGCACCAAAGGTTTGGAAGATAGGCCCTTATCTTATTGGGTATGCTGGTGCAATGGACGGAGAAAGAATCCGTTATAACTTTAAACCAACTGCACCTAACATTAAAGACACAGATAGGTTTATGCAAACTAAGTTTGTTAAAGAACTAAAAGAATTTTATAATGAGTTCTGGGTAGATACATCTAAAGATGGAGACCTTGGTTTAATTATCTGTGTTCGTGGACAGATCTATGAACACGCCTCTGCGGACATGTCTTTATCTAAATACACACTTCCATATTTGGCTATGGGCTCTGGAGCAGAGTATGCTTATGGGGTTTTGTATGCAACAGATAAGCAAAAAAATGCAAGAAACAGAGTTATTCAAGCAGTAAATGCTGCAATTAAATTTAATCCCTCATGCATGGGGCCAGTTGACGTAGTAAGTATTTAGGAGTATACTTATAATATGTCTGAAGAATGGGAAGAAATTTTAAATAATATGCAAGACAAAGACTCCGACTATAGAGAGTTTGAGATTTGGCTTGAAAACGGAATTGAACGTGGATGGGTAACTGAACCGTTCTGTAATACTCATGAGGGTGATCCCTATATGAATGAAGAAGAGCAGCAAGAATGGGAAGAGGGCGGAGACCCTTGCCAAGTAGTAATTAAAATCAAAGAAAACTAACAGGGAGAAACATGAAAAAAATAGCAGTGGGAATTATAGCGGTATTTAGTTTAGTACTATTACAGCCAGTACATGCAGAACCAAACAAATCAATTGTTATTATTGATACAGCAATTGATTCATCTATTCCGCAACTAAAAGCAAAACTTGTTCAAGAAGTATGTATTCTTGGAAGCATGGTTTGTCCAAATGGTCAACGATTCCAAGAAGGTCCTGGAGCAGCAACTCTTCCATCATCTGTAGCATTAAAAGGTGGGTTTGAACATGGAACTATCATGGCACTTGTTGCTAATCAGGTTAACCCAGATGTAGATATTATTTTTGTACGTATTGCTGGAGTCCTAAAGAATGGGAAGATGGATACATACAGTATTAATGAAGTAACGAAGGCTCTTACATGGGTGGTTGCTAATAAGCAAAAGTATAATATTGTTTCAGTTTCTGCATCACAAGGAAATCATACTTTGGGAACAGGTCCAAATTATTGTCCAATTCGTGTAACACATGCAGAACTTATTGGAAACATTGATAAGTTATCTGCTGCGGGAGTTGCTACAATTTTTGCTGCTGGAAACAATCGTGACTACGCTAGAATTGATTTTCCAGCATGTATTCCACAAGCAGTTGCAGTTGGTGGAGCAACAGAAGATGATGCTATGGCACCATACTCAAATGCTGCACCAGAGGTAGACTTCTATTCTCTTGGAGCATTTAATACTCAACTTGGAAGATTTGCAGGAACATCTGCAGCAACTGCAGCATTCTCTGCAGCATGGGCTAAAAATTACAAGGGTACCTATCAATCAACTTATGATTATTTTGTATCAGTATCTAAGCAAGCAGTAGGACGATCAACTACAACCAATAGGCTTGTAAGTCTTTTAGGTTAATTGGTTTTGGTCTGTAACTCAGATGGTAGAGTGCCGAACTGTTAATTCGGATGTCGCAGGATCGATCCCTGCCAGACCAGCAAAAGCGAGTGTTGCATAATGGTAGTGCTTCTGCCTTCCAAGCAGATGGTGCCAGTTCAATTCTGGTCACTCGCTCCAAGGCCCTATCTTCTAGTGGTCAGGATACCAGGCTTTCATCTTGGTGAGCAGAGTTCAATTCTCTGTAGGGCTACAAAAGTTTGATATAATATATATGTACCTGCCAATTGGGGGTACATAACTTATTCGCTTGAAAGGGGAATAAAATGGTAGTAACACATGCAATGGATCTATTCAATGATCCTTTTTTTATTGGCTTTAACAGAGAGTTAGGCCGCTTAAATACCGCACATAAAACAAACTCACAGACATATCCTCCATATGATCTTCTCAAACTAGATGAAGATACATATAGAATTTCTTTGGCTGTTGCTGGATTTTCCAGGGAAAATATTGATATCTCAGTAGACAATGGAACTCTTATTATTAAGGGTGAGATTGTAGAGGTAATAGATGCTGAAGTAGTTCATAAGGGTATTGCTGGTCGTAAATTTGTACGATCATTTGCTCTTGGAGAGTATATGGAAGTAACTGGTGCAGAAATGAAGGATGGTATGCTGCATATTAATGTAGATCGTATTATTCCTGAAGACAAAAAGCCAAAGACTATTGAAATCAAACTTGCTAAAAAGTAGTATATAGGCTATAATTATATAAGAGACCTAGGCATGTCTTTAAACTGCCCCTTAATATTAGGAGATAAAAAATGGCAGCAAAGGGTAGTCTAGAAGCAATCATTGAGGTTGCAAAGAAAGAGTTAGGAACTATTGAAGGGCCTAAAGATAATGAAACAAAGTATGGTGCATGGATGAAGGTTAACTTCCAACCATGGTGCCAGTCATTCGTTTCTTGGTGTGCATTTACTGCGGGGGTAGCAAAGTTTCCAAAGTCTGCATCAACAGTAGCAGCGTCAGATCAGTTTAAAAAAGAAGGTCGCTGGTCAGATGCTCGTAATGATGACCCAATGCCAGGAGACTGGATTTATTTTGATTTCCCAGATGATGGTGTAAATCGTATTTCACATGTTGGTCTTTGCATTAAGAACAATGGCGATGGAACAATTCAAGTTATTGAAGGAAACACTTCAGGAACTGCAAAGGGAGACCAACGCAATGGTGGAATGTGCGTTGAGAAAACTCGTGCTTATGTTAAGAACAACAAGAAAAAGTTGATTAATGCTGTTGTTGGTTGGGGTCGTCCAGTTTATGCTGGTGAAGAAAATGCTCCACTACTAAATAAACTAGCAGCAACACCAGCAAAGGCAACATCTCCAGATGCTGTTAAAAAGGTTTCAACAAGTCAAGATATTAAGAAATCTTCTGGTGGGGGCAAGGGAAACCAGGTAAAGTAATTGCCAGTTTATGAATACAAATGTACAGGAAAATGTCCTGAAGTTGTAATCAAACAAAGATCTATTAAAGATACCGATCCAGGGTATGAGTGTGAAACTTGCACTCTACCACTGGAACGTGTATACTCTAATGTAACAGCAGTATTCAACGGTAGTGGATTCTATTCCACTGATAACAGAAAGTAGCGGTATACTATGAACATGACAATGACAGAAGAAGTTGTTCAAAAAGAATGGCTATTAAAGGCAACAGATCGTTGTGATTCTTGTCCATCAGAAGCACTTGTTAAAGTAACTGGAATATCTGGAGATTTAATGTTTTGTGGACACCACTATAATAAGATTATGAATGATCCACAAGGATATAAAAAGATGATGTCTTTTGCATTAACTGTAATTGACGAACGAGAAAAATTGGCGGTATAAATAATGTATGAATACTATGTAAGAAAAGTAGAGAATGTAGTAGATGGAGATACCATTGATGTTCTTATTGATTTAGGGTTTGATATTTTGTTTGCATCCCGTGTAAGACTGGCTGGTATTGATACCCCTGAGTCTCGCACAAAGGATCTTGCTGAGAAGGCCCTTGGTCTTGAAGCCAAGGAGTACCTAAAAAAGTCTCTAAAGGACGCTAAGTCTGTTATTATCAAGACTGAAAAGATGGACTCATCTGAAAAGTATGGTCGCATTTTAGGCTGGGTATATGTAGATGGAAACACAGTATCACTTAACGACATGATGATCAATGATGGTTATGCATGGGGATACCTTGGAGATACCAAGGTTAAAGATTTTGCAGCACTCAAAAAGGCAAGATTAAAATCAGGTAAATAATGAATCCAAAAAGTCAGGCCTTATTAGAGCACCTAATAGTACAAGGTGCTATAGAGATGTCTGGTATTGATCAATTTGGTGAGATGACATACTCAATTACTGATAAGTTACAAGAGGTTCATCCAGAACTATATATAGAACTTAGAGATGAGTTTGAACATAACATGTTTCAGATGATAGATCAAGGACCAAAGGTTATGACATGGAAGATTAGGACAATATAGATGAATATGATTCTTTATTTTACTGCTGATTGGTGTGGTCCTTGTAAACAAACAAGGCCAATTGTTGAAGAGTTAAATCGTGAACAGATCATGGCTAAGTTTTTTATTGTTGATGTTGATTTAGAGATTGAAATGACTCAAGATTTTGGTATTAGGTCTATCCCTACTTTTGTAGTAATGAAAAACAATAAAGAGATTCATCGTGTAACTGGTGCACAAAATAGGCAGCAATTAGAAGCATTGATTAGATATGAATAGCCCTGAAGACGATCTAATAAATAATCTTATACTTCAGGGTGCTTTAGAGGTTGCTGGCCTAGATGCTGAAACTGGAGAATTCCTATATGCAGTAACCCCTAAGTTGCAAGATGTTATGCCAGATATGTATGAAGACCACCTTAAAGTAGTAAATAAAGACCTTCTAAATCTATGGGAAAAAGGATATTTAAACATTGATTTTTTCTTGCCAGATCCAATAGTCACTATATCTGAAAAGGGCCTTGATAAGGCTGAGGTTTCTAAACTAACTAAGCCAGAAATCTGGGCACTAGAAGAAGTCAAAAGACTACTAAAGAACTAAAGTCTGATATACTAATTAGATGATAAAAGAAGGCGATTTTGTTATGGGTTCTACCTCTGAGGGCATGGTCCACGGAGTTGTAGAGCATATTATGGTTGAAGGTGGAACACTAGGTACCCCTGGATCAGAGTATGCACTTGAGTCAATGCCACCAGAAAACCCAGCAATGTCTGTAAGAATTTATGAAGAAGAAGATGGCAAATGGGAACCAACAGCCTATAGCATTGGAATGATGTATAAGGATGCAAAGATTGCAGACATAAACAATCACAACATGGAAGAGGATAGCGAAGAGATGGATTCAGAGGTTGCAATGGCAATGTATGATTCATCAATTGGAAAATTAGAAGAAATGGAAGATGAAATGGAAAAAGCAAAAAAGCCTAACTATGGTGAAATGATTCAACCACGTTCTGGTGGTTCAACACCTTCAAATCCTAAACTATATGCAAGAGTTGTTCAAGCAGCAAAAGATAAGTTTGATGTTTATCCTTCTGCCGTTGCAAATTCTTGGGTAGTACAAGAATATAAGCGCCGTGGTGGAGCATATAAGTCTCAAAAAGAATTAGGATCAGATAATTTTTGGAATGGATTTTTAAAATAATGCCAAAGAAAAAAGCAAAATCATTTAATGCAACACAAATTAAGGACGGAAAGATTGTACGCATGAATAAAAACGGTACAGTTAAATCCATTCTTGGTCCATATGAAGTAAAGCATCCAAAGAAGGATAAGTAATGGCAGATACATACTCACCTAATGCAGGCATGAAGGCTGCTGCTAGACGTGCTTTGAAATGGAAAGAAGATGGTAAGGCAACAGGTGCTGGAACTCCAGTAGGCTGGGGCAGAGCAACAGATATTGTTAGTGGAGCCTCTATGTCTCTTGATACTGTTAAGAGAATGTACTCTTTCTTTTCACGTCATGAAGTAGATAAAAAAGGTAAAGGTTTCTTTGATGGACCAGAGTTTCCATCAAATGGAAGAATTATGTGGGACGCATGGGGTGGTGATGCTGGATTCTCATGGAGTCGCAGTATCGTTGAACGTGAAAAAAGCAAGACAGAAAAGGTTTGGCAAGGAAGTCCATTTAGTTTAAAGGAGTAAAAATGATTTATATCCTTGTTGTGGGCTTGACATTGATAGCCTTTTCCTCTATAATTATAGTAATGAACAAAAAAAGAAAAAAGTCTTTTAATAAAATACTATATCGTCAAAGTGATATGCATAATATATTAAAAGATTTTTTCTTTAAAGACATTTTTGATGACAAAGTTGTTACATCTCAGTCTAAAATTTGGAAAGAGAAACAGACAACTAGGGTTGTCATAATAGATGAAAAAGCATATTGGGTATCAAATAACATGTTCTATGTTGGAGATACGGTAGATGGAAAGGTTAGACCAGAAACTGGAAGACCTTTAGATACAACCAAAATGTCAAAAAAAGAAATAGATAAGATGTTATTCATCCTGGATAACTTAAAGAATGGGAAACTAAATGATAGTGGCAGTGCAGGGAACTAATGAGTTTGATGACTATAATCTATTCCTTCGTGCTATAAGTGTTGCTTTATCTGGAATGAAAGAAGAAGAAAAAGATTTTATAATTTATTCTGTCGGTCCAACAAGGGTCAACTCTTTTGTTTCAGAATTTTCAAACCTTTCAGAAAGAGGAATGAAAGCAAGGGGTCGTAAGATAAAGTTTTATAAAGTTCCAGAAAGTTGGGTACATGACAACATGGATCAAGTAAACTATTTTGCATTTCTTAGCAAACCTAAAGAGCCAGTATCCAAACTAACTACTTTTGCAGAATCAAAGAATGTAGAAGTAGGAATCTTCCGTTACTAAAAGAAAGTACAAACATGATAATTAGTTCGTTAGCACATATGGAAAAAATTGTTTCAAAGAATAAAGAACTTGAATGGATTGGCTGGGATGTTGTGGAACGCAAAAGATCAGACCTTGCAAGAACATCTCCAAGTGGAGTACGTGTAAAAAATGCATGGTACCTACAAAAAACCTTTAACCTTAATCGTAATGGTTGGGATATTCCAAACAAATACGGTCAATAAATGAAGCAACATTTATGGAAAGATGAAGCAGCCTGTCTTGGGCTTGATACTAATATATTCTTTGATAAGTATGAAGATGATGTAGAGGTGCGTCCAATTGTAGACTCAATTTGCCAAAGATGCCCAGTATCAAATATTTGTTTTGCTAACGGTGTTTCTGGTAAAGAGTATGGTGTTTGGGGTGGAGTATTCCTTGAACTTGGAAATATATCTAGAGAGTTTAATAAACATAAAACTAAACAAGACTGGGCTAATACCTGGCAAGCATTGACAATGGAGAAGTAATGTATACAGATCAAATGCGTAGAGCCTTTCACTCTATAATTCCTCCGAAAGGTTTTAAAATAGAATTAATTGATAATGAACATTTTTTAACAATTAAACTAGACGAATATGTATTTGCAAAAATGGTTCATGATGATAAGATACAGGCATTACAGTATGTACTAAATGCAAAAAAAGCATTAGAGATGGAAGGCGCAATAGTATTAGTTACAAGAGAGGCTATTAAGTGACAATATTTATATCTATAGCATCTTTTCGTGATCCAGAACTTCCTTATACCATTAAGAGTGCTATTGACAATGCAAGTAATCCAGAAAACCTACACTTTGGTGTTGTTTATCAGGGACTGCCATTAGAAATACCAAACTTTGACTTTGTTTCAAACCTATCCCTTGTAAATATGCACTCTAAAGAAGCCAGAGGTGCGGGGTATGCAAGAGCAAAGGCCATGGAACTATATAACAATGAAGACTATTTCCTTCAAATTGACTCACATACAAGGTTTGCAAAAGACTGGGACACTATATCTATTGATCAACTAGAAAGGGCTAAGAATATTTCTGGTCACTCATCAGTTCTCCTTTCATATTTCCCAGCGCCCTTTGAGCCAGAAAGTAATGGCGGTATGCATTTAATAAAAAAGCATCCAAAGATAAAATCATATCCAACTAGACAAAAGGTAGCACTAAATAGAAAGAATCAATGGACAGCAGAAAGACTTGAGTTTATAAATAGAGCAAAAGAAGATCCAGAAATATCAGAAACTGTTCTTGGTGGTTTTATCTTTTCTTACGGGGCAATGGTTAATGAACTTCCATATGATCCAGACCTAAGTTTTTTTGGTGAAGAGATTTGTTTTGCTATGAGGGCTTGGACTAGAGGCTGGGATATTTATTCCCCTGCAAAAAATATTGTCTATCATTTTTATTCTCGTGGCGGATACTATAAAGTCTGGGGAGATAGAAACCTAAGAGGTTTATCTTGGAAAGAGTTAGAAGAAATATCATACAAAAAACAAAGAAGAATCCTTTGTGGCGAAGAAGAGGGAATATTTGGTGCTGGAAACATTAGAACCCTTGCAGAGTATGAGATCTTTACTAATACTAACTTTAAAGATTTTTATAGTTTGACAAACCCACGGCATTAGGATATAATTAAAACATGTGGGGTGTAGATATGAAAGATATTCTTATTATTGTTTTTGCAACATTGACAGTTTGTTTTGCATTGTCATATATGTTGGTTTTAAAACAATCTATTAAACTTAAAAAAGATATTTCAAAACTATTTATTGAAAACACCTTGCTTCAAGAGTATGTTGATTTAACAAAATCTACAAAAACAAAAGAAGACTCAGATGAATCAATACACAAAGAGAATTTTATTAAGTTTCTTTCTGATTCACGAGACTGGGCTTTTTCATATATTGAAAGCGTACAAAAAGGATTAACAAAGTTTGTTAGTGATGTTGATGCAGATGTATCTCATTTTGATGAATATGGAGATGCCTTGTCTATGTCAAGACCAGATTATCCATCTATGAAAAATATTTCAAAGGCATACAAAGAATTAAAAACACTACTTCCAGATGATGAAATAAAATAATGAGAGATATATTATTATCAACACTAACAGGTTTTGGATGTGGCGTGGTATTTGCTGCATTCAAATTGCCAGTACCAGCACCACCAGTTTTTGCGGGAGTCGCAGGAATTGTAGGGCTATGGGCTGGATATGCTATACTAATTAAGGTTCTATCCTAGGAGGAAAAATGAACACAGAACAACTAAAGGCACTACTTGCATCATACGGACGTTCAGTCCTTGCATCAGGCCTTGCACTATACATGGCAGGCGTAACAGATCCAAAGGATCTATGGACTGCACTTGTTGCAGCAATCGCACCAGTGGCAATTAGAGCAATCAATCCTAACGACAAGGCTTTTGGTCTATTGCCAGATGCTAAGGCTGTAGAGACCGCTCTGAAGGCTGCTAAGGCACCTGTAAAGAAGAAGGCACCTGCTAAGAAGGCAGCGCCAAAGAAGTAATATTTACTTACAGAATTGCCAGTCTAGAGATAGGCTGGCTTTTTTGTTTTATGAATTAATAATGTTTATATATTTTTCTTTTAATGACTCTCTTGAAAAATGTTCAAACCCTAAATTAAATGCTTTTGTTTTCATTGCTTGCTTATCACTAACAATATAGTTATCAATAAGTTTAGCAAGTGATTTAGGATTAACAGACCAAACACCAACAGTTGCTTTAGCCTTAAACCTATCAATTTTATCAGCCTCTAGTGTCCATTCATCTGGTAATACAGTTGTATTAGGAGAAATCCTGGGCATAAAAACTGGTAGCCCACTCATCAATGCTTCATTCATTGGTAAACATAAACCAGCATATCTTCTAGGCAATACCATTGCATCGTAACCAGAGTAGAGATCCTGTTTGTTTGCAACGTTATCTGTTTCTATAATAACTCTTTCATCTGTTGTTTTAATCTCTAAAGGTGTTTGTGTTTTAATAACTAATTTATAATCTTCTCTTGAATAATTAAGCATCTGAATAACCGTTTCGGTACCGTTGCGATCTTTAACGGCTGCCTTGCCAGCAACATGCAAGATCCTTCTATGGTCTTGTGTATTTATATTTCTTACATCTTTAAATAACTCTGCGTCAGTTGGTGGCGGTAGATGAATAACTTCACATCTATCACCATATAGATTCTTGATATCATTTATATGCCAAGTGCTTGGAGCCAATAATACATCTGGCAAGGACCAATCTTCGTGTTGTAAGTTACCTAAAAATTCATAGTTATATTGAAGAATTGTTTTTATACCAGCCATTCTAGCCATGTCAACAAGTTGTTGTGAGTAAAATGTTTCACAACTAATAACAACATCAAGGTTTTGTAAAAATGCTTTTACTTCTCCTTGTCTAGGAAACCCTCTGTCTGTCGTAATACAGTCATAACCTGCATACCACTCAGGATGTTGTTCATTTTGATTAAAAAAACTTGAGTTAATGAGTAAAATTTTGTCAGGATTTAACATGTTTACTAGTTCTCTGGTTTGATTACCCAGGCCAGTGTTGTCAGATCTTGCTATGATTCCTAGTCTCATTCTTTATATCCCCAAAAATTATCATCTGTAGTAAATTTTTTATGACCATCACGGCCATCTAAATGGTAAGACCTTTTAATGTTTGTGTCAGGATGATAGATCCATAACTTGTGTATATCCCAGCCATCTTTGTTAAAAATATCATATGGCAAAATATCATCTTGAACCCTGCCATGAAAGGTATCTTCTATAAAAAAGAATTTGTCACATGATGGCAAGACAACATCTCTATAATAACTTTTGGTTGTTAAGTGTGGACGTTGGCTCCATTGTGCGGTTTGTAAAAATCCATCCTCTAAATCAAACATTAAGTGCTTGTGAGGTTCTGGAATAAAGGCTTCAAAGTGAAAACGAATAGTGTTTGCTTTGCCATACTCAATCATATCTAAACACTTTTCCCAATCAATAGGGTCAAGCGTAAGAGGAGCATCTCCCTCAACATAAAGAAGCAATGATGTTTTTATTTCTGGCATTGTTCTACGCATCATGCCTGTTTGATGGATATGACTTTCAAAAACCATTGGCAAAACATTTTTATATTCATGCAAACATTTCCACAAAATACGATTTTTATATTCATCGTAATCTTTTTTGCGGTGATTTTGTTCTCTTCTTAACCCATCAATCTGCAAGACTATCTCATTATCTGGAAAGTGAAATCTAATAGATTTAATTGTTTCATCTATGATATCTGTACTTGGATGAGATGGCAAAACAGAAGTTACTACAATAATAGTTATATCCCTTTTATGCATTTAGTTGCTCCATTATTCTAATACCTAAATCTCTTTTATATTTAATCCACCAAGAAACAACTTTGTGCATATTGCTTGGATAGTTTTCTAATAAATCTGGCAGAAGTTCTTGAATGTTATTCCAGTTATCTAAAGATTCAACAGGGAATTCGGGACCAAACATTTTTTTATAAAACTTTGTCTCTGTCATGCTTGGATCTAATTTATCTGCAATAGGAAGAGTTAATAACTCTATTGATTCAAAGAATCTAAATGTATCTATTACTGCTGCCCCAGATGGACATGGAGCAATCTTTGCACTTGAAAGTTTAGCATAGTAATCTTTTGGCTTATCTCCAAGTGAAAATCCTTTTGTTGGTCCATAAAGTGAATTCTTTAGCCTTGGCATGACTGAGGCCAACTCTTTTCTTCTTGAGTGTGTTATCTGTCCCCCAAAATATACGTCATACTCTTTTTCTTTATACTCTGGAACGTTGTTCTTCAGGTGTTGTGGAACTCCAATTGGCATCTTGTTATATTGATCATGTTTTTCATGAGGGTATTGAATCCATATCTCAATATTATTATGTCTAATTTTACTTACATCAAACCTAGCATTCTCATCTCCATTAATAAATAAAACAACTCTAGAAAGTTTATTTAATTCATTAGATAGTTTATCTTCATTACTAGCAGTCTGTGGTCCAGGGATTACAACAAAGGCTTTATCTCCTTTTGGAATTTCTGTAACCCTTATTTGATCTACTTCATGCTTATCAAATATTTCTTTTAATAATCCATAATCCCATTTGTCATTTGCATAATCTTGTCCATCATGAGAATATAAGTATGCGCTATATTGATTCATAGTATAAATGAACCTCATGCTGATAGTCTAAAATTATTTCAGTGTATCCTAATCCTTTTATCCATTGTCTAAGATTATATAAAGACTCATTCCATTGCTGTAGCATAAACTCAGGGTGTCCAGATAACCAAATCTTTGGTTTGTGCTCTCTAAGCACCCTCTCAGCCCCTCCTAGGACCCTCCACTCACTACCCTCTACGTCCAAGGAAATGGCCGTAGGGGCTTTAATACCATGATCATATACACAAGAGTCTATAGTAATCTGACCATAGGTTTCTCCTTCAAGGTATAGTTCTTTAAATCCGTGGGCTGCTTCAATTACATCGTTAACTTCTGGTGGCCATTCATTGTAATATATTCTTGAAAGACTGTTTATCTTATCAGATGCAAATCCAGGAATACAAACCATTGGAAGATCTAAATTGTTTGCACTCCAAAGCAATGGGAAGTGTGACCAAACTTTAGGGTTTGGCTCAAATACAACTACTTCCGCACCCCACATTTGACACAGCGCAGCAAACTCTCCCTCTTCTGCACCAACATAATACATAACATCTCCAGAAGAAATATTTTTAGACATGTGTTTTAGTCTTGGCTTTTCCCAACCATGTGGCTGATACCAATCAGGCCGTGCAGCACGATGCTCTGGTAAAGTAATCTCAAACTCACCATTAATTATTACTTTTTTCATTTCAGTCATCTTGTAACCAATCCATTAAAGATATCTTTGGTGTCCATCCCGTTAAACCTTTAAACTTTTCATTAGACGCAAGAGTTTCTTGTACTTCCCCAATTCTTGACGGGATAAACTTAACATCATTTGAAATCATATTAGCAATATCAATTATAGAATAATTACTTCCATACCCAATGTTATATACCTCACCAAAGCCATCAGTTAGTTCAGATGCAATTATGTTTGCTTGAATTACATCTGATATATGTGTAAAATCTCTACGCTGAGATCCATCTCCAACAACTGTTAGTGGTTTGCCTTCATGATATTGCTTTAAGAATAATCCTATTACTGGTGCATATTGACCCTTTAGTGGTTGTCTATCTCCATAGACATTAAAGTATCTAAGTGATATAGTCTCAAGACCATAAAGATTATAATAAACTTTTGCAAGGTTTTCACCAAATACCTTTGCTGCAGAGTATGGGGTTAGTGGGTCAGATGGTTGTGTTTCTATGTTTGGAAGTATTGCTTTCTTGCCGTAGGCAGATGATGTACTAGAATAAACAAACTTTTTTACTTTTGCCAAACGAGATAGTTCTAATACATTGGCAGTTCCAGCTGCGTTAGACTCAATAGATTTTCTAGGGTTTAGGATTGCTGGCTGAATTCTTGCATCAGATGCAATATGAAATACATAATCAACTCCATTAAATAAATGTTCTATTTGATCATAATCACATATATCATATTTATAATTATTTGCTTTTGGGTTCCAGTAAAATTGCTCATGACACTCTGCTGACTCATTATCTATACAGATAACACTGTGGCCAAGGTCTATGAGTTTATCAACAAGATTAGATCCAATAAACCCTGCTCCTCCTGTTACTAAGCAATTCATTTAATGCCCAACTCTTCTAAGATTGCAGTCCATCTATGGACATAAGTATGTTCTTTCTTTGTACGGTTATTACCATTGACTCTGATTCTTTCTCGTACCAAAGAGTTTTCAAGATACTGATCTATCTTATCTCTTAAATCATTAAAGTCTCCATGCTTGTAGAATACAACTTCATCAGGCATAAAATATTCATCTAAACCTTTAATCTCAGGGTAGATGGTAAAACCACCACGACCAGTAGACTCAAACAATCTATCACTAGTGTAATAAGGATACTCAAATCCTATGTTAAGGCTATCTCCAACTGCAATCTTGCTCTTAGCATAGATACGGTTTAGCGCATCGCCACGAATAGTTCCAGTATCTCCATCTCCACCAACATGAAGGAATCTTTTTCCGTAAGTCTTTCTTAAAAAGTCAATTAGTTCTGGGCGATATTTATGTTCATGGTGATACCTTCTGCTGCCCACAAAAATAACATCGTACTCAAAGTTTTGTGTGTCATAGTCTGGATGTATGTAGCATTCTTTATCATACACTCCTGCAGGCATGAAGTGGCCTTTTACGGCGGTATTGTGATCAAACCAATCAGCCATAAGTTTATCTACAGTAAAGAAATGTCCAATAGTTCTATAGAAACTATCATGCTTAAGATCATTTTGTCTATCAAGGCCAAACCATAGGTCTAAATGATATGTCATTGTTGGAACACCAGAAGTATTTAATTGCTTAAGAACTTCATCCATTGTGATGTTTCCACCAGTCTCCCAGCCATGCGTGTGCACCCAGACAAACAGATCAGATTCTAATGCTTTTTCTAGGATAGTTTGTGTCTTAGCCTTGCGCTCTTGTAATTTTGTCACGGTATGGCCTAAAGACTCTAAACTACTAGCATGATGATTCTCACTACTATAAGAGACTTCAAAATTACCAAGAAAAACTATATTAGCCAAGACTACCCCTTTGTTTTATCTATTATAGCATCTCTGGTAGGATTTGAACCTACGACCTACACCTTAGAAGGGTGTCACTCTTCCGCTGAGTTACAGAGATTTGGTACACCAGATAGGACTTGAACCTATGATAGCCGAATTATGAGTTCGGTGCCTTAACCAACTTGGCTACTGGTGCTTAAGTAATTAATTGCTCTTTCTAACCTTTCAACATTATCTTGGAATACACCAAGACCACGGTTGCAGTTATGGCATATATGTCCTCTAAAACTATTAGTGATATGGTCATGATCTACTACCCAGATACTGGCATTTCCTCCAGTACCCTTGAGTTCTTGTTCGGTCTTTAAACAGATAGGGCAGGTGTGATCTTCTTCTGGATAGCCCCAAACCTTCCTTAACTCTAGCCTTTGTTTTGCCAATTTGGAAGCACAAGACCTACACTCTGGCCTTAAATATTTCCCACCAGAAGATGGAGAAAACTGGGACTTATCTAAGTTAAGCCCACATTTGCTACAAACCTTAATTTACTTGACCTTGTAGGTCATAACAAAATAACATGCTACATACCCAGCAATAAATGCAGGGATCAAAAATAAAATATTAATCATCTTCTTCCTCAAATTCTCTCAGGGCATTGTTATTATCATTACAATAATTACAATCACCGTACTCTAACTTATTACCACAATAATTACAAAACATACCTCTCCTTATATACCTATTCTATCAGGTCTAGACTAATATTTATCTGGTATTTCATCAAACCTACGATAACCTTTTCTAACTAATAACCTTGCTATTTGAAATGTAGCAAGTAAATATCCAAATAGCATTCCATATAATATATGTAAAAGCATTAATTAATCCTATCTAAATCTTCAAGACTGTATACTCCGTATAAGGTCATCACTTCTTTAGGACTAAACTCTAAGTCAAACTTTTCTTCAGTATCCACCTGTGCACTCATTTCTACTATGGTATAACCTAATCTTTGTCATAATTTTGTGGGATGGAGCAGACATATCTTCCTTACAAGTTAAACACCTATAAGACCATTCTCCAGTAAAGAAGTCATGAATATAACCTTTAGCGTTAAGATACTTATTATCTATAAAGGTTTGAAATGGATCAGGAATCTCTAGTGACTGGATCAAGTCTATCCCAAAAACCCATTGAGTTACCAATAAACATATCTCCAGTTTCTCTATCTATCAAAAGATATTTTTCTGGAGATTTAGTTTTAACTGTAAGAGCAATTGGTTGTTCTATTTCTTCAAACTTTTTTGATTCTCTCATTTATCTTCCTTGTCCCAATATGCTTTACCAAAAGCATCGTAGTCATCCCAGCCTTCATCTGACATGTCAATTCTCATTTGATCTATCTCGCTTTTCCATTTATCAGTATCTATTGTATAGTATGTTCCCCAACGCTCATAAGGTTTATTAAGCAGTACCCACATTTTTGCGTGGTACTTATAACGAAACCCTAAGTTACTATCTAATTCTTCATCTAAATCAATAGCCTTAACAAGGTGATTACCTGCATATTCCCCACAAAAATTACCGATCCATCGTAATGGTAGAATTCTAGTCTTCTGAATCGTCTTTGATCTGCTGAGGAACCCATCTGAGTTTTCCATCTACATACATCCTTTCATATCCTAGTGCTTTCCAGTCCATCTGCATAATCTTAGGCTCTTTCATCGCTCTCCCATATAACTAAACACTTAGTACATTGTATACCTTCTTCACGCATATACCAAGTATGCTGACATTCTGTATCATCTAAAAGTTTTGCTTTCCAGCCAGCAGGAGGGGGCCAGGGTACTCCAAGGGATGCAAGGGTTGCCTTAGTCCATCCACCTCTAGGAGTCTTTAATGATTCTATCTTTGCTTCCATCTCTTGCCTTGTCATTAGTATCCACCAAGACATTCGTTGCGTGTGTGAAACAATCTAATCTTTGTTAATATTTTGCGGGACGGACCAAAGAGATCTTCCTTACAAGTAGAGCAAGTATAAGACCATTCACCGCTGAACCAATCATGAACATAGCCTTTAGCATTAGCATATTTTTTGGCTACAAAGGTTTGAAATGGATCAGGGATCTCAAGGCTTCTTAGCATAAGCACACCAAATCCTGCTATCTGTCATGGTTTGATGAAGTTCCCAGAATATTGGATCTTTAATACTCATCTCACACTTTACGCATTCTTGAGGCTTCATTCTTCTCTCTTCCAATGCAGATAAGATTTAATGTATACCGCTGCATATGCAAGGGCACTGAAAATAAAACCATATTGATCTGTATGAACAGCATAGGCTATCCAAAGGCATTCATTAAATAGCAGTACAAACCATCCCCATATGGTTTTACGACCAACAAAGAAGATTCCTGTTACACCAATAACTGCTAATATCCATGACCACATTTTATTTACTCAAAATCTAACTGGTTTTCAAACATGCTAGTCATGTAATTGCTTTCTCCTCTTGCTACCTTTGCAGCAAGCATACGCATACCAACTGCGTTGGTAATAGAATCCTCAATAGGTAGAGCCTCAATGGCCCTGGCAATCTCTTCTCGTAATGTCATTTCGTCTATGCTCATATATCCATTGTACAGTTCGGCGGACAGTTTGTCAAGTTCGGCGCAAAATAGAGTAGCAAACCTTCCCCTGAGTCTAACGACTCACCCTTGGTTAACAGACTTCAATTTGCTCAAATAATATTTATACTCTGAGACTAATCTAGATTTCTTACTTGAGTTACATTTTCTACAAAGTGGTTGAAGGTTTCCAATTGAGTGGTTTCCCGACCTAGATATGGGAATAATATGATCCATCGTAATCTTTTCTGTAGCACCGCAAAAGGCACAGGGAGAGTCATAAAGGCGTTTATATTCTTTATCTAATATCTTGAAGGCCCTAGCATCTTTGGCTATCTTACGTTTGATATGAGCGTTGGCTACATGAAGGGTAAACCTTTCACGGTTTGCCTGATTCCAAGCCTTAGCAGTTGCTACACGCTTTTCACTGTTTTCTTGACGATAGATAGCCTTTTTAAGCATATAGGCTTGGTCTTGTTTTTGTTCTACCCAACGCTTTTTATTTTTCTTTTGCCATTGTTTCTTATACTTTTCTGGATTAGCCTTTGCCCAAGCCTTAGCATATTCTTTGCAACAGGTTTTGCACTTTGCAGAGTTCTTGTAGAAATTATCTAGAGCAGATTCTATTAGACATTTACGACAAACCTTTGTATCCATATACTAAGTCTATCAATTTTTGCACGGTATGTCAAGAATGCTCTTTACACACAGGCATAGGTATATTCTCTACAGTATCAAAGCAATGTCTGGGCTTAGAGCATATATAACATAGGCTCCAGAGTTCTTTATTATTTAATCGTACCTTATTAAAATATTTTTGTTGCAGATCCTGTTTTTCTTTTTTAGACAAAGACAATTAAATTGTCCAAAACTTCTTCATATCTGGTAAAGTTGCTGGATCTTTTGTAGGTATGCCTGCTTTAGCATATGCTGCTCTCATAGTAGGATTATTATCAATAGCAAGATTAACTGATCCTTTAAGTTTTAAACCTACTTCATATTTATATTTAGCGGTATCAGAACTAAAACCAGGATTCATAATAAGACGAGAGTACTTAACACCTGCTGCTCGTAATGCTTTAACTGTTTCTGACCTTTGAGATTCATTTCTTCCAGTTACAATTATTAATGAACCTGGAAGTGAATTTACATAATCAATTACTCTTTGAATAGGTTGTGTACCGTTACTTAGTAGTGTTCCATCAATATCTACTATTGTAGACATAATTATTAATTCATTGAAGGCTTAGTAACTGCCTTAAGTTGCCAATGCCATTTTTGATGTTGATCAATACGTTCTGCAAGGAAGTTTGCAACACCTTGTTCACGAGCCATATCAGCCACATCAAATGTATCTTTTAAAACTACTAAAACTGCATCATTTGATATAAGAAGATCGCCAGCCATTACTACAAAATCAGAATTAACATCAGTTTCTGCTACATTCTTTGATAGTTCTACAAAACGTGAAAGTTTAAATGGAGCATATGTATCTAAACGACGAAGGTTTTCTGCAAAGCCATCAATTGCTTCTTCATAATCATTATAAATCATTTCAAAAAAAGCATGTGCTTGAGGAAAATCATCTCCTTCAACATTCCAATGGTATCCATGTGCTTTAAACTTTAAGGCTACAGTATCTGCAAGAAGAGCCTTTAATAGTTCAATTAACTTTTCATTCATATATACATTGTACCACCTTAATTGCTTTATAATGTATACATGGAGCAAGCAGTACTATACCTACTATACAGTCCAACACACAGGGCTATTAAGATAGGCATATCAGATATCTCAGGTAAAAGGTTTGCAAGCCACAGGACCAAGGGTTGGATCTTGATTAAGTATTGGCATTTTTTTGAACGGTATAGGGCAAAAGAAGTAGAAACTATAGTACTAAGAACACTAAGGGATAGATACGGACATTATCTAACTAAAGAACAAATGCCTCATGGGGGATATACGGAGACATTTGATGCAAATAAAGTCACCAAGAGGATGTTGATCCGTATGGTCAATAAGGCTATAAAGGACAGTTCGTAATCCTTATATACCCTGATTATTTACAGGCTAGACAGTAGTATGGAGCACGAAGGTTGTCTCTATGGGTATAGATGGTTTGAGAGCACTTAGCACATCTTGCATGGACCATAGGACCTTCTTCTTTGACTGGTGTTTGTACAGTTAAGGTTCTTGTATAGTATACCTTTGTGGCATACCATGTGATTAGTATTGCGATTATTGTTAGCATCAGTCTATTCTATCACATCAAGGTTAACAGTTATCCACAGGTTTAACTACTCTGGTTTTATTCACTTATGCTATACTTGAATTATGATTAATGATGGCGTAAACAATGTACCAGATAATAAAATAGCCGTATTTAATGTTTCAGGCAAAAAGATAAAAATGTCAAATATTGTTGAAAAGCCATCTAAAAAAAGATCTTGGTTTCATCCTTGGTTTTATCGCTGTATTCCCCTTACTATAGGCAATCAGTACGGATTTGTTATAAAAAACAACTTTCCTTTTGAGGTAGTATGGAATGGAGGGTCAATGCCGAATGATGTTAAAGTTTTTTATAAAAATGAAAAACACAAGTCTATTTACCCAAAATTTTTAACACACTTTGGAAGTGGAGTTCTTACCTTAGAAACACCCTTTGTTTTTAGAACTCCACCAGGAGTAAATATTATGACCATTAATCCACCAAACTTTGTTGTCCCAAACATGACTGTCATGACTGGTGTTGTAGAAGCAGACAACCTAAGATATACCTTTACCTTTAACTTAAAACTACAAGTTCCCCATGTAAGAATTGCAATACCAGCAGATACAGAACTTGCAGCTTTTATCCCAATTCCAAGATATTTTGCAGACAGTTTTGATTTAGTAAAGGCAGAAGATTTATTTGACAAAGATATCTATGAGGAAGAAATTACTGCGTATAAGGATGCACAAAAAAATAGACATGAATTACAGATTAAGTATAATAACTCGTCAGATCAGGCTGACTCTTTCTACAGTAGAGGGATAGACGTTTACGGCAACAAATTTAGTGATCATCAAAAACCTTAGTTATCCTCAAGGTTTACTGTTTGAATATCATTAGAGTGACACATATCATCATCCATAGCCCCACAAACAGTACAGGTTACTTGACCATCAAGGTCTAATTCATAGTTGCATCCATATTTAGTACATGTCATATATACATCATACCATTCGGCGAAAAAATTGTCAAGTTTTTAAAGTTCGGCGGAAATAGAGGTAATAAACCTCCACCTGCCCTACACGGGCAACATTGGTTAACAGCCTAAAAATTCCTATGCTTCCAATTTAGCAGGGTATATACGAACTCTCCATACCAAACCTTACTACAACGCTTAATGCCATCTTCCCCATAGTGGTCATACATAAATAGGATTAGTTTGGTTTTGTCCCTTGTTCTCAGAAATTTGCCACATGAGATACAAGACTCAAAGATATACTTAGGCAAAGGTTTGTCAAAATCTACATTGTTTTTCTTCATCAAACCAGCATATCAGAAAATTCGGGGAAAGTCAAGACAGTATCGTAATGTCTAGTATAAATACATCTATGAGAGCCTCTTTGACATGCACAAGTTATCTTGAGTGTTCTCATAGTCACCAAATGCTTCACAAGGTTCAAAGCCCATGGAGGTATATAGAGCCCTTGCTGCCTTGAAATTCTCACCTGTTCCAGTTTCAAGACTTAGACGAGACAGGCCCTTATCAATAGCAAAATTTGAGATGTGCTCAACTAAGGCTCTTCCCACACCCTGCCCTCTTGCCTTGGAAATTGTATGCATGGACTTCAATTCGGCATGATCTGACTCAAGTATTCTTAGTGCACCCACTCCAACCAGATCCCCATTCAATTGTGCTCCAAACACAGTCACATCTGGAGTTGTTAATTTGGAAACATCTAATGCATGAACATGTTCTATTGGGGTTGATGCCATACAGAAAGCCAAATGAGTTTGGAGAATTGCGATCATCTCATCGTCTTGTGGATTACGAATGGATATTTGAATAGTCATATTCTAAGTATATACTCGCAGATGTGGTTTGTCAATCATAGTTATCCACAGCCAATAGGCTAAAAATGTCATAGTTATCCACAAGTTATCCACAATTAAATGTTACTGATATTTTTTAGATTTATCTTAAAGTGGAGGAAAGTGGAGGATAGTGGGTTATTGGCCATTTATAAGAGGGGGCTCGTAATCCCGCAGCGGACAAACCTCACATCCCCAAACCTTCAAACCTTACAAACCCTGGCAGATTATACTCCCAAACCTCTCATTTGTCAACCATATTTGATAACGATTTGATAACAAAACCCTATATAAAACCTTGCAGAAATGTGAGAAAAATGTAGAAAACCTTACATAAAAATCTATAAAGGTTTGATAATATTCTAAAATCCAGGGAAAAATATATGTCCTTCGTAATGTCTTTTATACTGTAGGGTTTGGTATATCTTTTGATCCCCCGCTGCAGAATGTCTGATAGTATTATGAATCATTGCAGGGCGGGGGATAAATAAGAGAGTTCATAATACCCCTATAGGAATAACAAACCATACATTCTGGTTTTTGGATATAGAGGTTTGACATGCAAAGGTTTGTATGATATAAGGTTTGTTAAGTAAAAACTAAGGTTTGTTAAGTAAAGGCTAAAACCCTGCAAAATTTTTTATTGGTTCGTAATGTCTAGAATCCTGGGAAAAAGATCTTCGATTCGTAATAAGGTTTGATGGTTGAAAGGTTTGTCGAAAAATCTCAGTCTTCTGAGGCAGCCATTTCCAAAACCTCATCAAGGGTCATGCCCTCAATGATGTCATCTTCAGTTAGTTTAATAGACTGAAGAAACATTTCAAAGGTATCAATTATATATCTGCGTCCATCATCTGAAACTTCTACAACTAATCCCTGGGCAGTTAGATATGCTAATGGTAAACCAAGATCGTTGAACTCTATGAATGCCCTGAAATCTTTTTCTTCCTTATAGCCTTCATACAACTCCCCCAGGATTACACACTGGGTTGCAAAGTCTGTCATACCTGTGCCTTGAAAAAATCAGCAGGGTTGTCATACATTGTCTCAGGGTCAATCTCTCTGATGTCACAAAGAGTACGCCATGCTAACTCTAACTGTGACTTACCTGCCTCTGTAGGCTCTGCCCAACCACCTGCAACAAAATCTGCAAGACCAAGACCGTCTTCAAGGTCTTTCCAAAAGTCAGAAGGCAGATACTCTACATCTTCTAACTCTAATGCGTCTGTATTAATCTGTGAAAGAATAATAGCAATCTTACCAAAGTCCACTTCTCCACCGCTCTCTCTGTAGGTTGGGGTCTAGAATACCTTCTTTTTCATACTGGGCACTCTCAATCATAGCAATTAATCTATTGTATGTCAAGTGTGGCAATACCCTTGCCAACAT